GGACTTGGAAGATTTTATCGACGCCTTTGAAAAGTTCGATCAAGAAACTGCGAAAAGAAGATTTATAAACGCATTAATACAAGGAGCATCTAAGAAAGGACATTACATGTTTGAATTGGTTGCTAATGAGTTGAATGAGAGAAATCCAAATATCGTAACTCAATATGGTATTTTAATGTCTGTTAATGATTTAATGTATTGGGTTTTACCTGAGGGTACAATTCAACAAGGAATGGAAGGTGGAAGTTTTGCCGGTAAAGAGGAGGTGGATACTGAAACAGACCCACCAACGATTAGAGCAAGGGCAATTTTCTTTCCTGCGTTAATACATGAGATTATTAAAGGTGTAATGGAAGTTATGGGAACTCAAGGGTTACCTGACGACCCTAAATCAGCTGAGATGGTTATGGGTAAAGCCGATACACTTCCTGCTGAGATATGGGATTTAAGATTAGGTCCTGTTATTTGGGAGAAGTTCAGATCATCATATCCTGACAAATTAGAGGATGACGATCTAAAACACATACAGAATTACTTATTCTCACGTTTTTCGGCGTTAGACACTGAAGAGTTTTTTAAAGTTTCAAAAGAAATATTAAAAGGATCTGAATTAGGAAAGAATATCATAAACAGAATGGTTAATCAAATTATCGAAGACCTTAAAACCGAAGACTATGAAGAAGATCAATACAATCGGGAGTTTGGGGATGAGGACGATGGTTTGAGTGGGTTCCTTGGTTCATTGGGAATCGGACTCTCACCTGATGATGACGATGACGGACCAACCGTATAAAATCTAAAGTGGTCATAATCGACCACTTTTTTTGTATTTATAGGATATGGATAAGAACAAATTAATACAACTTAAGGAATATGCGAAGATCATGAAGGATACTCCATACGCCTTAAAGACATATCTTCAAACATACGATAACACCCAAAAGAAGTATGTACCGTTAGAGTTATTCCCTGACCAAGAACAACTAATTCTTGATTATGATAACTATAATGAAAACATTACCCGTAAGTACAGACAGGCGGGTGTGTCAACAGTAACTGCGGCTTGGTTATCCAAGAAAATACAAACCGCAAGTCCAACAGAACCTGAAAGGATTCTAATCATTGCGAACAAAAGAGATACCGCTATTGAAATGGCAAATAAGATTCGTCATTTTTTGGACCAATGGCCCGAATGGATGAATGTTGGTTTTTCCCCCGATAAGAACTCGGAGAGTAGGTTTAGAATGAATAATGGGTCCGAAGTAAAGGCGGTGGCAACATCGGCAGACGCACTTCGTGGTTTTACGCCAACAGTACTCGTATTTGACGAAGCCGCATACATTGAAGCGGGAGAAGATTTTTGGGCTGCGTGTATGGCATCCTTATCTACGGGTGGTAAGGTTATTTTGATCTCTACCCCGAACGGTTATGACCCAATTTATTATGGTGTTTATGATCAGGCTTTAAGAGGGATGAATGATTTTAAAGTAACTGATTTAAGATGGTTTAAAGACCCTCGTTACGCATCTGATTTAAAATGGTTAAAGGTTGAAGATATCATTCATTATATGTTGAATAGAGAGATGTATAATGACGATGAGATCACATTAAACGAAGGTTGGGAACGTTACACAGAGTTACTCGAACAGGGATATAAACCATACTCTCATTGGTTTGAGAATATGGCTAAGAAATTTAAATATGATAAGAGGAAAATCGCACAAGAATTAGAATGTGATTTCCTTGGATCAGGAGATGGGGTGATTCCCAATTCAATACAAGAGAGAATAAGTAAGAATGAGATTAAAGAACCGATTGAAAAATACATGCAAGGTACTTTCTGGTTATGGAAAGAACCTGTTGAGGGTCATAGATATATTATGGGTGTTGATGTTTCCAGAGGCGATAGTGCCGATGCCTCATCAATATGTGTTATTGATTTTGATGAAAACGAACAGGTCGCTGAATACATTGGTAAGATACCCCCAGACGACTTGGCGGGTGTTGTATACAAGTGGGCGACACTTTATAAAGCGTTCGTAGTAATTGATATAACTGGTGGTATGGGTATTGCCACATCGAGGAAACTACAAGAAATGGGATATAAAGACCTTTATATTGATGGGGTTAATTCTATGAATATATGGGACTATAACAAGAAAGGACAAGATAAAATACCAGGTATTAATTTTAATAATAAGAGAGCCCAAATTGTTGCAGCATTTGAGGAACGTTTGAGACATGGTTTTGGTGTTAGGTCTTCTCGTTTATTGAACGAATTAAATACGTTTGTTTATGTAAATGGTAGACCCGATCATATGAAGGGGGCTCACGATGACGCCATTATGGCCATGGCTATTGCTATGTATGTTGCAGATATTTCCTTCACACAATTACAAAGAAGTGACAGTACCAATAAGGCGATGTTAGATTCATGGTTATTGTCCGAAAGGACTTATGAGACTAGTAAATCATTTTATTCCCACGGGACCGCTTTCGATGCAATTGGGTCAATGGCAACTGATAATCGTCATTACCCACCCCAAATGGGTAATGCAATACCAAAAGAGGCGTACCAAGAACATTCGTGGTTATTTGGTAAAAGGACTAAACAGTTTTAAATGTCAAAAAAAATTCGTATATTATAAAGTTTAATATTTATTAGTATGGCAAAACAAAATCTAACAGTATATCAAAGATTAACGAAGGTGTTCGGTTATCAAACTGATCAACCATCTACACCTCCGCAGTATAAATTTGATAGAGATAAACTGTTAAAGACAGATAGTAAGGAAGATTACGAGAAAGAATTACTACAAAGACAACAATCACAATACATTGCCGATAAGTGGACAAAATTAGATCAATCACTTTATAACCAATCTGTTTATTATGAACCAAATAGGTTGGCCGCATACTATGATTATGAATCTATGGAGTTTACTCCCGAAATATCAGCGTCTTTAGATATCTATTCAGAAGAGTCAACAACACTCTCAGAAAAAGGTCAGATTTTGACAATATACTCCGAATCAAAAAGAGTGAAAAACATATTAGAAGATCTATTCTATAATGTATTGGATATTAACACCAATCTTCAGATGTGGTGTAGAGGTTTGGCTAAGTATGGTGATGACTTTGTCTATTTAAAAATAGACCCTAGTAAGGGTGTTATTGGGTGTCAACAATTACCTAACATAGAGATCGAAAGACATGAAGGTGCCGCATCTCAGGTACATAAATCGGAACCCGCAGCAGGTGTGAAAATGCCAAGTAGGGAGTTAAGATTTACGTGGAAGAATAAAGACATGGAATTCCAAGCATGGGAGGTCGCCCACTTTAGATTATTGGGTGATGATAGAAAACTTCCTTATGGTACGTCTATGTTAGATAAAGTAAGACGTATTTGGAAACAATTACTTCTTGCGGAAGATGCGATGTTAATCTACAGAACTTCGAGAGCACCTGAAAGAAGGGTGTTTAAAGTATTCGTGGGTAACATGGATGACAAGGACATCGAAGCGTACGTACAACGTGTGGCAAACAAGTTTAAGAGAGATCAGATCGTAGATCAAAGGAATGGACAAGTAGATATGAGATACAACCAAATGGCGGTAGATCAAGATTACTTTATTCCTGTAAGGGACCCATCTCAAACTAGTCCGATCGAAACATTACCAGGAGCACAGAACTTAGGTGAAATTGCAGATATTGAGTACATTCAAAAGAAATTATTGGCAGCACTTAGAATTCCTAAGGCGTTCTTAGGTTTTGAAGAAATTGTGGGTGAAGGTAAGAGTTTGGCATTAATGGATATTCGTTTTGCGAGAACTATTAATAGAATCCAAAAATCCCTTATCCAAGAATTAAATAAAATAGCATTAGTTCACTTATATCTTTTAGGTTTAGAAGATGAACTAAATAACTTCACATTATCTCTTACTAATCCATCGGCACAATCTGACCTACTTAGAATTGAACAGTGGAAAGAAAAGATTACTTTATACAAAGACGCAACATCAGATCAATCACAAATCGGTATTCAACCCGTTTCACATACATGGGCTAAAAAGAATATTCTTGGTATGAGTGATAACGATGTAATCCTTGACCTACAACAACAAAGACTTGAGAGGGCTCTTGGTGCTGAATTAGGTATCACACAGAACATTATTAAGAGGACTGGTGTATTTGATGAGGTTGATAAGAAGTACGGTATCCCCGAAGAGGAGAGACGTGCGGTCGATGCTGGTGGATCACCTGACGGTGGTGCCGGTGGTATGGACATAGGTGGAGGAGGAGCACCCCCACCGATACCTGGAGATTCAGGAGGGGGTGGTGAGGAACCTCTAAGTGAATCAAAGAAAAATAAAATATTAGGTATGTTGGGTGAGGATTCTGAAGATTTTGACGATCTTTTTGATGTCCATAAGGCACAACAGAATATTTATGAAATAGAAAATAAACTCAAAGACATTATACAAGAGTAATTATGGCAACTTTCGGACACGTAAAAAATAAAATATTGGTTAAGTTGACAGAGTCTTATGGTAAAAAAGATTTTAAAGACTCACTTAACAAATATTTCAAACCAATCATGAAAAATGGTACATTAAAGGAAATGTATTCATTATATGAGGATTTAGAAACAATGACTTTTGATGATAAGGAAACCGCACAATTATATGTGGAGGAATTGTCTAAAGTATTAAAGGATAGATACAATGAAGTGGGTTCATCTCTTTTTGAGCTGAACGAGTCACTAAAGGATGTACAAAAGAGTGATAACCAACTATACGAATGGTTAGACGTTCTTTCTTGTCCTGACAGATTAGGTAATATTTCTGCGAAGGTCGTCGCCAAGAAAAACTTAGTAGAACACCTAATAACTTTTAAATCAACGGATGAATTAAGAGTTGATCAAGGAGTTAATGAAAGTTTACTTAATTCGGTTTTAGTAAATAACTTTAACGTTAGTTTTGACAAAACATTAAGTGAGGAAGAAAAATCTAAACTTAAACACATTTTGTCTTTAAGTCATGATGAGATTGAAAAGGAGACATCCACTCTGCACGAATCTATTGAAACTAAACTTACAGAATTAATATCCGAGGACTCATCTTTTAAGGATAAGGCCGATGGTGTGAAAAAAGAAATAAGTAAGATGGAGGTAAACAAGTATAACTTGTTCCGATTACAGGACCTTTTGGAAGGTCTATCATAAAAAACGAAAGGTGTCATTAGACACCTTTTTTTATTTCTGTTCTTGGTCTTTTAATTGTTGAATGTACTGAGCCTTCTTTTTTTGAAGTCTACGGGAAACTGACGGTTTAGTGAATTCTTGACGATCTCTAAGGAATTGGACTTGTTTCGTATTCCTAACTTTAGTTTTTAATTTTTTAAGGGCTTGATCGATGTTCCCGTTGAAGACTTTTACTATTAGCATATTTGTTTTTAGTGTTATATACATAAATATATCAAAAAAATTTGATTTAGAAAATATTTTTAGTTATCTTTTATAGACACCATAAAAGTTAATAAGAATGAAAATAAATGAAATTAGGTCGTTTTATCCCATTAGAGGATTACAAAAACGTAAAGATCGGATACGGAACAATAGATCATAAGAATTTAAAGACAATTTATTTGTCTTTTAACTCATGGTTAGAACCAGAAAATGATTGTGATAGTTTTGATACAATAATAAAATCATCAAGAAATTGTATTAAAAAATTAATCTACAACTTAGGGTCAGATCTTTTTAGACCCGAATCTATCGTCGATTTAGATGTAAGGACAAACGGAATTAAGATAGAGAAAAGATCCTTTATGAATTTAGAGATAACGTTATATGTGAATAACCAAATCAATATAAAGGACAAAAATCTTAAAATGGACATTAACAACATGATGAAAATGGTGGTTGATGATTGTCTAAATGACGAAAGACTCTTTAATTTTAACAAAAAGAAAAAATAACTTCGTTTACGATGTATTTATAGTAATAAAACTATAGGTACACATGAAGGTATTAGGTCCTAAAGAGACGGGTAAAGGAATTCTCATCGAGTACGATGCGGGTTTCATCTCTCCTGACG